AGATTATCTATGCCGGTATCAATGAGTTATATTCAGAAGTAAATTGGTTTTATCCATCAGCTAATTCTACAAAAATTGATAGATGTGTAACTTATAATTTTGCTGAAAATGTTTGGACAACAAGCTCGTTAGATAGAACAACTTGGGAAGGCTCAACGGTTTATGCTGCACCTTTTGCTACAGATTATCAATCATCGCTTACACCAACTTACCCTACAGTAAATGGTGTATCTAATGGAGCTACAATTTTATATCAACACGAAACAGGTGTTAATCAGGAAAATGCTGATGGTACAGAAACAGCTATTTCATCTTACATACAATCAGGAGAATTTGAAATAGGGGCTGAAGGAGAAGGACAATATTTTATGAGTGTATCTAGATTTATACCTGACTTTAAATCATTAAGTGGAGATGCGCAGGTTACTATATTTGTAAATAGATATCCTCAATCAACAGCTACTTCATCACCATTAGGGCCTTTCACTGTTACTTCTTCTACAACTAAAATAGACACTAGGGCTAGAGGTAGATTAGCTGCTGTTAAAATAGCTACAGATGGGTTGGATGAAAGTTGGAGATATGGTACATTCAGTTTTGATGTTAGACCTGATGGTAGAAGATAATGGCAAAAATAACAGTATATATTCCAGACCCTAAAGAAACTTATCAGCCAGACAATCAAAGACAGATTGTAGCTGCAATCGACACATTAAAAAATCAACTTAACTTTTCTTTTCAAGAAGACTTGAAACAAGAAGTTGAACGAATGAATTGGTATTTAAAATAATGTCTTGTAATAATGTAAATGTAGAACCTACAGTTATTGGTGGTGGAAATGGATCAAATGCTTATGATGCATTTGGAAGATTAAGAGTTTCTAATCCATTTACTATTTTTGATAGTACAAATGTAATGTCAAAAAATAATCTTTTTGATGAATCTTTAACTGGATCAGGAACAGTTTCATATACCGCAAATAAATCTACAGTTAATTTAAATGTAACTACAGCTAGTGGCGATAAAGTCATAAGACAATCAAAAAGAGTTATGTCTTATCAACCAGGTAAGTCATTATTTATACTTAATACATTTGTTATGCAGACTCCAGAAGCAAATTTAAAACAAAAAGTTGGAACCTTTGATGCTAACAATGGAATATTTTTTACTGCAGATGAAACAACATTAAAAATCGTAAGAAGAACTTATACATCAGGAGTATCAGTTGATGATCCTATTTCACAATCTGCTTGGAACGGAGATAAATTAGATGGAACAGGTGCAAGTGGTTATGACTTAAATGTAGATAAAGCTTGTATACTATTTACGGATTATGAATGGTTGGGTATGGGATCCGTTAGAGTTGGTTTTGTGATAGATGGTAAATTTATTACAGCACATACATTTTATAATGCTAATAATTTATCAACTGTTTATATGCAAACTGCAAACTTACCTATTAGGTATGAAATAGAAACGACAGGAACGATATCTGGTGCAGCCGTATTACAACAAGTATGTTCTTCTTGTATGATTGAAGGTGGCTATTCTCCACAAGGAATTGTTCAATCAGTTGGAACTGCTTCATTAGCTGGAGTTACTTTAACAACAGCTGGTACATTTTATAATTTAGGAACCATTAGAATTAAATCAGGAAGACCTTATGCACTTATTATTCCTCAAGGTTTTATAGCTTCTGCTGTATCTAACTCTGATTTTGAAGTACAGTTAAGACAAAACGCAACTCCTTCAACAGCGTTTTCATACACAAGTTATTCTGATGATGTAGAGTATGATTTAGATGGTACTAAAACCATAACAGGTGGAACAATTATAAATAGAACTTATTTATCGGGTAAAGGAGTTTCTATTGAAAACTTTGGAGATGGTTTTAATTTTGAATATCAACTTGGACAAACAATAGCAGGTGTATCTGACACACTAACTTTATGTGCTAAAGGTGCATCTAATAATGATGGTGTTGTTGGTTCAATAAAATGGTACGATACGACAAATGGCTAACTTTTATAAAAATGCGTTCTACGCTCCAACGACTACGGCTGTTACATCAGTGTACACAGCACCTAGTAATGCTAGAGCGATTATACAAAACATACAAGCAACTAGCTCAAGTGGTACTAAAATACTACAAGCTAGTATTACTGATTCGTCTACAACATCTACTACACTAATAGCTTACGCTTCTATTACAGGCCCTACCATTTGTAACATTGCTAAAGGCCCAATCATATTAGAAGAAAGCGATGTGCTTAAAATGTCATGTAATACAACCGATGCTATTACGGCAACCATATCCATCTTAGAAATTTCTAGAGAAGATCAGAATGGCTAAGAAAAAAGGTAGCATAGGTACAATAACTTTCTTTAAAGAAACACCTAAAAAAAGACCCTTGCGTCATTCAAAAAGTTATAATAAAAGAGTACCTAACCGTAAATCATATAGAGGTCAAGGTAGATAATGAATCAAAAAGTTATTAAATGTGAAACGATAAACATTTATCGTAATAAGAAAACAGGTAAAACTTACGAAACTAAAGAAGCTTATTTAAAAGAAAATTCTGAAGAAGACCTAGCTGTTGATTTAACTGTAAAAGTACCAACACTAGATCTATTTGGAGAAACTCAATGAGAGCAATTCAAATAGATAATTTTTTTGCAAATATTTTTGTTGTTTACAATGAATGTAAAAAATTAACATTTTACACGCAAGCAGAGCATCCTTATAATAAAAATAGACTAACTCAAACATGGCCTGGAAAAAGAACAACAGAGTTAGGTGAATGTAATCTTTTGTTAAAATATTTAATAATAAAATATCTTTCAACAAACGATCTAATAGCTTCTCAGGATCAAATTCATATTTATGTTCATGCAAGATTTGATGGTGATGATAAAGGAGAATGGGTACATCAAGATAACTATAGATACGCTTCCTTAATATATTTAAGTCCAACTAATTTACAAAGTGGTACTAAATTATATAGTTCTGAAGACCATAAAGAAATTAATGATTTTAAATTTATACAAAATAGATATATTCAATATGATGCTTCTTATTTTCATTCAGCTTATGGTAATCACGGAACAAATATTGATAACTGTAGATTAACTATAAATATTTTTGCCAAATAATGAAAAATAAATTACCTAGAGGCGGAACAGAATTACAGTTAGAGTTTTTACAAAAACATATAGATAAATCTTTATTAGATAAATTTCAAATATGTACTTCTGTTCCATTTAAAATACCTATTGATCCAAGTAAAATAAATATTCTTTGGCAAAAGAATTCATATGATCAAGCTAACTTGGTTGATTGGTTTAAAGATAAAACTAAACATAATATATATGATTGGTATGTATTTAATAGTCATTGGAACTATGAACAATTTAGATTCTTCTATGACCTACCAACGCATAAATGTGTAGTTATTAAAAATGGTATTCCTAAATTAAAATTAAAAGAAACATTTTATAAAGAAGGTGATCCTATTAAATTAATATTTCATCCCACACCATGGAGAGGGTTAAATGTAATGTTGGCTGCAATGCAAAAGGTAACTAATCCATTAATTACTTGTGATGTTTATTCTAGTACGCAAGTATATGGAGATGACTTTGCTAAAGCTAATGATGCACAATGGCAACCATTATACGAACAAGCTAAGGAATTACCTAATGTAAATTACATTGGTTATAAACCTAATGAATACATATTAGAAAACTTACACAAGTATGATGCATTTGTTTATCCTAATATATGGGAAGAGACATTCTGTATATCTGCCTTAGAATCTTTAGCAGTGGGTCTATTTACAGTGCTAACGGACAACGGAGCTTTATATGAAACGGGTGCTGAATTTCCAACGTACATACCTATGGAAAAAGATTATGTTAGATTAGCAGAACAAACAGCAGGAGCTATCAACAGTTTACCTGATCAATTAAAACAGGATGGTTGTAAGATACATCTTAAGTTTCAACAAAAATACTTTAATCATTTCTATGCTTGGGATAGAGTAGCCTTTCATTGGAATAACTTTTTACAAGGAGCATTAAATGCAAGATCCAAGTAAACCTATATGGATGGATAAAGAACCTAAACGAGTTGAGTTAACTCCAAACTATCACATATTTGTTGGTATGCCTGTACATTCAGAAATGTCCATACATACAGCACAAAGTTTATTAGAATTACAAAAATTATGTTTTATTAGAAAAGATAGAATAACTGTGCAAATGATGAAATCTAGTTTAGTTACACAAGGTAGAAATCTATGTGTATCAGCATTCTTAACAAATAAAGATGCAACTCACTTATTGTTTATAGATAGTGATATAGGTTTTGAAGCTTCATCTATTTACGACATGTTAGCTAGAGAAAAAGAACTTATATCTATACCTTACCCCTTAAAAAATATTAATTGG